TGAAGACCTTGGTTCCCCCGCTAAAAAGGATTCTTCGTAGAATAAGCATAAATACAATCCATGAATGTTTATAACATAAATATGAAAAAAACAAAAACAACAGTGAATCCCATGAATACGTTTTTTCCAAGCGTGGTCCCAAAAAACACAACTGTTATTGATAAAAAGCCCCCATTACTAAATTTTTCTACTATTTTAAACCGCGACCCTATTATAAAAGAAATCAATGACATTTTAACCTCATTTGACGCACAAATTAATAATGTAAATTTCAAAAAAGGGATTTATATTTATGGATCACCGGGAAGTGGAAAAACACACTTTGTCATTGAGTTATTAAAAACTCTGAATTACGATGTTATAAAATACGATGCCGGGGATGTACGTAATAAATCCCTTATTGATACCATTACGAGTAACAATATTTCCAATCGAAACGTCTTGGACATGATGAATAAAAAAGAGAAAAAAATCGCCATCGTCATGGATGAAATTGACGGGATGAATAATGGTGATAAGGGTGGAATCAATGCTTTGATTAAAATGATTCGTCAAAAAAAAACCAAGAAGCAACGCTTGGAAAGTGTGACATTGAATCCTATTATTTGTATTGGAAATTACTATATGGATAAAAAAATAAAAGAACTCATGAAGGTCTGTAATGTCTTTGAATTAAAATCACCAACGAATGATCAAATTGATAATATCTTGGATATAGTCATAAAAGAAAAGAGCTCTGATTATAAGAATCTAAAACCATATTTGATAGATTATATCCAAGGGGATATGCGAAAATTAATGTTTATTCAGAATGTTTATTTGAAAAAACCGGGGATGTTAAATTATGAGACCCTACAGGATATATTACAAACGAAATGTTACAATGAAGATTCTAAGAAAATTACACAGTCATTGATAAATAATAATTATCATATCGATGATCATAATTCATTAATTAACGAAACGGATCGTACGATTGTCGCTTTATTATGGCATGAAAATATAGCGGATGCGTTGAAAAAGGTAAAATCATCGATTTCTTTTCCTTTTTATCAAAACATCTTGGAAAATATTTGTTATGCGGACTATATTGATCGTATTACCTTTCAAAATCAAATTTGGTTATTTAATGAAATGAGCTCTCTTATGAAAACGTTTTATAATAATAAATTATATCATGATGCCTTTCCCGAATCTACGAAAAAATTCAAGGCGGATGACATTCGTTTTACCAAAGTTTTGACCAAATATTCAACGGAATATAATAATATTTTATTTATTTTTAATTTATGTCAGAGTTTAGATATGGATCGGAAAGATACAATTGCATTTTTCCAAGAGCTACGTCTACAATTCGGAAGTGGAACGGATACGGATTTTATGCAAGCTTCTCCGGAGATTACTGCACAAATCGAGGAATTCTTTGAGGATTATGATATTACGAAATTGGATGTGAAGCGAATGTATCGGTATTTAGATAAGAATGTGAAAAAGGAAACCACGGTGATCATGGATTTGGATTTCGATGACGATTAGGTTAGGGGAAACCAAGGTTTCCCCTAAAACCCCATCCTTTTAAGGGAACCAAGGTCATCAGAATTCGCGTAGCGAATTCCAGATCCGCGAAGCTTACGCCTTAAGATCTCTCCTTCATGATTGTCCCTACAAAAGGATGGGGGTTCGGGGGCATAGGCTTCGCTGAAGGCCTTGGTTTCCCCGCTTAATTTAATATAATGATAGTATAACTAGACACATCAAAATATAAAATGCGGATCAACTTACGTAAATATTTCAAGCGAAAAGTCCTAGAATTATATCGCCGTCCTTTTTTCTCCATGGTAATTCTTGGAATTATCGTAGCATTTATATGGTTTATCATTTCGGAAATATATAGATTTAGCACGGCTGGGTGTAGTTCATGTAAAGCATCGAATTATGAAGGCATGGCCGATCAATATCCAGGTCGTGGTTACTGTGATGAATCTGAAGATTATATTTCACCCAAAGTTCACCAAGATTTCATAACGGATGAAGAGCGGGAATATATTTTGGAAAAAGCCGAACCCGATTTCGCCGAAAGTATTATTTTAGGAGGTACAGATATAAATATTCGAAAAAGTAAGACCGCTTGGCTTTCTCGTGACGATCCGGTTGTAAAACCGATCATTGAACGTGTTTCCAAACTCACTGGAGTTCCGCATGAAAACGCGGAAAAACTACAGGTCGTCAAATACCAACCTAATGGGTTTTATAATGAACATCATGATGCCGCATGTGATCCCGGAAAAACCTCTTATGATTTTGAATTAAATGGTGGACAGCGAAAAGTGACTATGTTGATCTATTTATCGGATGAATTTGAGGGAGGTTCTACACGGTTTCCCAAACTGGATTTAGAGCTAAAACCCGATAAAAATAGTGGAATTTTGTTTTACCCTTTACAAGAAAAAGGTGATAAATGCCATCCACATGCCCTTCATGCAGGGTTACCGGTGACATCCGGGGAAAAATATATAGCGAATGTTTGGTTAAGGGAGTCGGCATTTAACACCGATTAAGGGAACCAAGGTTCCCTTAAGATCCCTCCTATCAAATAAAAATTAAAAGGAAGGGGTCTTAGGGGAAACCTTGGTTTCCCCTAATAAAATTGAATATTATGTTCATCACCATAACATTCAATAAAAACTGATCGACCATGACCACACAATTCGTGACCCTTTCTCAACTCCGAGTAGGACGTTATTATAACCTCATTCATTTTAACCATGGCATTCGTATGAGCCATATCATGTTAGGGGAAACCGATACCGCGAACATAAAATCGGGAATGAATCTTGGAAAACTATTACAAATAGAACAATGTGGCCAACCGTATGATCCCGATGTTGTTCTACATTTTGAAACTGATTCCGGAATCGAATTCTTTGATCCATCTTTTGGTTCTACAGAGGCCTATGTCGAATATGAACCCGAACAAATGTCCAAAGCTCGAATCATGATGAGGACCCGGATTTTAGAACAAGAGATTCAAGGTAATGATTGGGCGTTACGTCCGGAAAATGTGGTTTTGACACAAGGAATTGATCTGAGCGGATGGGCGGAGATATTACACCGATAAGCATAGGGGGGCCCACCTTTGGTTAGGGGGAACCCCCGGTTCCCCCTTGCCCCCTCCCGCCCTTCGGGAGAATTCCAATTCCTTACCTTTTTCCATCATAAGATCTCTGGATGAAAAACTGTTATAATTTTTCTGGGTTACCGGTGGATAATGCTGCCTTTGGTGGTTCTCCCTATATAAATTAGAAATTAGCGTTTATTGCGTCTCGTTTTCTGGGATCTTTTGTTATGTTTCTTTGTTTTTTTGAAATTCTTCGTATTCCTCTTTTTTCCTCCTAGTTTCCTTGTTTTTGCTATTTTTTGCCACATTTCTTCTGTGTCTTCTTTGTCTTCTGCGTCTTTTTTTTCATTTAAGTAGTTTAAGATTTTTTGTCTATGTTCTTCGGCTTTTTTTTCATCTTCTTTTAGAACAGCTTCCCTGAGCTTATTTATTCTGGGCAAGACCGGCATAATAATTTTACTTATATTAACATTATAAATTATTACATCCTTCAATAATCAAATAAATATATCCTAAATTGTTTCCCGTATAGGCTAGGGGTTCCCCCTACCCTTAACAAAATTGATATAAAATTTATTCAGGAAACACATTATAATTATATGATTATGGAAAATGATAAGAAAACCAACGATACGATTCCATCTAAAATGTACCAAGAAACCGTAAAAGGTTTATTTTCAGAGGCACCCATGTATATTCGGTTTCTGAATGATACGGATCTACCAATTATTATAAACGCATGGGTGAAAGGATCGAATACTCTGGATCATTGCGTTGTCCGACCGAAAACGAATATCTTGTTACATAGTTCGGTTGGTGAATGGCATATGGATTCTATGTTTGATGCTTTAACAGAAGATCGTCAACTATGGATCGATGCAGGGTTAGAAAAACAACGGATTATTGGAAAATTCCGATCGAGTCCGTGTATCCAAGGATACTATTCTTGGATGGAATACGATGAGCCCTTTGAATGTATTTATAGCTATGATAAAAACCAAATCTTACCCGGGTTGATTACACTTCAATATAAAAAATCGAATAAAGATAACACATGATTCTATAATGTTATGGGTTGTTGTTGTTCCAAATCAAAACAACTGAAAAAACAACTTCTGACTCTGGATGAGATATATGAACCTGGTGAACCTATTTTTTCAACGGAAGAATATTACCATATTATAGGAACAGCTAGATTAATACGAAAAAAATATGACTCGAACAAAAAATCGTCCGATGTACGTCCTGATGTTTAGATGAACCTAGGGGGTTCCCCCTACTAGGTTCACGGTGGATAATACTGGATAAACCCCGAATTTGATAAATTATTTTATAACGGCATTATATATAATAATTTATGATTGAACCACCACCGCTACCGTCAAAAGTAGTGGAGCAACAAAAAGAAAATTTACGTCAAAGAGACAAAGATACAAAAAACCCTACTTCTCAAGAACCCCTTGATAAGAGCAGAGACAAAGATACAAAAAAACCTACTTTTCAAGAACTCCTTGCTCGTGGTAGAGAGAAATATGGTCGCATATCTACAGAAGAAATTATTAAGATGCGTAAGGAAGATCCAGAACAGAAAGCTGAACGTGAGGCTTTTTTTAATGACTTAAAAGAAAAAGCAGATGCGGTTTTACAACATACAACTGAAGCACTGGAGCAAGCACAAGATACAAATGAAAAAAAAGAAGAAGAAGCCATATTAAAAAAACGTATAAAAAATGCTACATCAGAAGAATTTAAACAAATGTTAAAAGAAAGACATGAAAATAGAAATCAAAACCACATAACGTTTAGCAATTGGTTTGCCCCCCGCCAAAAAGAATTATATAGTGGAAATGGAGGTCGTAAGAAAAAAACGCGTTCCAAAAAAAACAAGAAAAAGTCTAGATTGTCGCGTAAAAGATAATATTTTTGTTATTACATTTAGTAACAAAAATAACAAAATTGTTTCGTTGGATTAGGGTGACCCCCTAGCTTTTACAATCTGAAGCTGTAATCCATGTACCATTGATTCCAACTCTTTCACTCTCTTCTGTAATAATTGATTCATTTGTTGATGTTGTCGCAATGCTTCTACAATTTCACTCGGAGTCATCGGTCTTGCTGCTTCACCCGGTCGTTCCATAATAATCTGAGGAAAATTTTCGTTATTTAATCTCTGCTTTTCTTCCATCATCTTTTTACGTTGTTCATCAATCTCCACCATCTGTTTCAAAACATCCGGCTTCATTTTCGGTTCACCTGGTTCATATTTCTCCAATAAGCCATCGATTCGATTCATAAAAAAATCTTTGATATCTGTTTCGTACATCGATTTAATAAACATGTCAACGGTTTTTGAGGACTCTTTGAAATAATCCGGATGCGGATTCTCCAAGAGTTTACGTTTATCAAACGTATTATGATTATGTGAAAACACCAAAATCGATTTCAATGGATCCAATTGTACGAAAGGTATCGTATAACCCTTCAAAAACGCTCGCTCCTCCGCCAAAGCCGCATGATCCTCATATCGTGTCTGATTCAAAAGTTCACGGCGGAAAGCAAAAGTTCCAGCCGTCGCATGATTCGGACCATATGGGCCACACTGATACATTTTCTGAATATCTTTATAATAAATATAGAGCTCGGAAGATCCAGCACATAACGCCTTTGGATTACCCTGAAGTCTCTCTACCGCGTGCGAAACACGATCCGGAGGATAATAATCATCGTCATCCATATAAACAATTATCGACCCCTTGGTCTTTTCATGCATGAAATTCCGCTTCTTTCCAAGAGACATTTTTTGGTCGAATGCAAAATATTTGATTTGTGGAATTCCAGATGCTTTGATCAAATCCTCAATCTTATCCGTACCATCATCGACAATAATCCACTCCATTTTATCCTTCGGATAGTTCTGATTTTTGAAACACTCGAACATTGTCGTAATAAAAGGTCGGCGATTAAATGTGGGCGTACATATACTTACGAAAGGCTCCTTGGATTTTTTTCCCATTTATAAAGAATGTGAAAAAACGTTTAAACCCTTTACTACTTTTTCTCATTTAACTAGCGGTTTCCTCTCCTTCATTCGCACCTTCTTGTTGCTGATTTGGATCCGTGAGTTTATAATATTTTCCTACCATTTTTACTATAACAAAAATGATCAACAATGTATTGAAAATAATAAGCCATGTAAACAAATGCGTAAATGCACTATTCACTGGTGCAGAAATACTGTTTTTATTTGCCGATGTGGTTTTATCAAACGTGATAGATCCATATTGTGAGGTATATGTATTTATACCAAATAACAAAATCATTATAATAAGTAATTCTACCAAAAACATATTGATAAATTTCACATACTTGGTTATAAAATTACCGATTCTTGTTATAACACCGGGCGATTCACCTTCTTGTTCTTCTTCTTGTGGGCTAGTCAATCCCGAAACGTTTTTAAATATTTCATTTATTGTCGTAAATGCACCCGATCCCTTATAAATCAAGATTGCCAAAAACGAATATATTACGATATATGTATTTACAAATAATACTCCAAGCGGAGCGGCGAATGATGCAATAAATAATATATAAAAAATAAAAAGCAATAAAAAAAATAGTCCCCCAATAATTATAATAGCTGCCGATTTTGATCCACCGATTGCACCTAATATTCCAGCATCATACCATATAAATTTTAACCCATACCCCAAAACAACAATAGATGTCAAAATAGATAAAATGGTTTGATCCGCAGAAAACGTCAAAGCTTTCAAAAAACTTGTCAACATGGACATTTGGAAATTACTTAAAACCAAAACAAAAAAGGCTACCGCCAATAAAAAGAAAAGGACGGGCTTGGAGCTTATATAATTTTTTATCATAGGTATTTTTTCCAAGAGAATCCAATCTACCATTTCTACTGCACGTAAACTCGGTCCGAAAAATGCATATAACACACGACTACGGTCAAATACTTGTTCTTGGACATTTATTTTATAGCGAAATTCTGGATCTTCATTATGAAACATTAAAAAGTACCAATTGTATAAAAACACATAAGTGAATAAAACGGTTGTAAATTTCATCGTTTCTGAAGAAAATACTTTTATCTCATCAATGGATGCATTATTATGCGTGAGTGCGTTTGCTATTGTAATCATGACATAATTAAAATTATCACGGAAATGAACAAAAAACACTTTTAATTTTTCCGCTGCATATTTCAAATACCTTGATAAATTTTTCATGATAAAATTTAATATGTTCTTAATTTGTTCCACGGCCTCTTTCATTTTCTTTTTTAATTGATCTCCCAGTCCAACCACTTTAATAGTTGATGTTGTTGTTCCTGGACTACCACCGGGGTTCGATAAATCACTCGCGGATACACCTTCGTTTTTTTTTATTTTTTGATTATTAATATCCCCCTGTAATGCATCTAATTTCCCTTTAATGGTTATACTTTCCGCTGATAATTTATCAAAAAAATTGGAGCCAGATGCTCTACCAACAATATCATCGATTCCCTGTTTTCCCGTTTGAAAAATCGTATTATCCGTTATACCCGTCGACCCTATTTTAAAGTTTTGTATTTGTGCAACGGTTGAATCCGGAATTATAAAGTTTTTGGCATCAGATAAAGCGTCTTTTGCCTTTGAAGTTTGTGATTTAAGCTCATTTAATGCATCTTCACCGTTTTTTAATTTATTTAGTTTCGTTACATCTGATATCTTATTAAATGCACTTTCCAAACTATCTTTGGCACCTTCTATTCCAGCTAATATCTCTTGTCCCGCTCCAGAAAACCCTTTTATAAATTTGTTGTCTTTCATTTTTTCACCTATTTCAAAACCTTCGGTAACGGTGAATGGATCAAAAACACTTTCCAATAATTCAATCGATTTTGGGTTTTCGAATTTCGGTTTTTTTTCACGTATTTTTTTTATTTTTTCTACCATTGGATTTCCATCGAAATTCTCTTTTATATTCGATGTTTTACCTATATCAAAATTCCATGTACTCATTTTATTATTTACTATATACATTAGTAGATAATTTTTAAGGGGAAACCTACGGTTTCCCCTTTAACCCCTTCCCTTTAATTCCAAATGCATTAGAGGATTCATTTTACAATAAGCACAAGAGTTTTTTTATTTAAGGGAGGGATCTTAAGGGAACCGTAGGTTCCCTTAACGGGCATACATTAATCCACAGTTCCCACCAATAAATGACAAAATATTATATCTCTCTTCAAAAATAGTAATATCATAGTTATATTTATATATTGCCCACCCGGGTTTCGTACTTATTGCTATAGGATTACCAAGAGAATCACAGTCTACCAAAAATTTATTCGGAGAATTATCCACCGGAGGTATATATGTCGTAAATTCAAATTCAATATTTTTAAACCGACTTAAATTGATTGCACCCGATGGTTGATACTCCAATGGACTGGTATGTAAACAAAAATTATAACAATATATTCCAGATTCGGCAAACCCATCTGTTCTCGTATATTTTTCAACATAATCATAAACCCCCCTTGGCATGACATTTTCCCTATAATCCCCTTCAAATACAATTCCAAATGTTTCTAAAATCTCTTTTCTATTCAATGCATTAAAATTTCCGGTAATATAAATTTGCTGAGTTCCTGGCCCATAACCATATTCTGGATTCGATAAGGGAGCTAATTCTAGTTCACCGGGCTGTGAGTCGTTATAGGGCCAATTCGTATAATTACTCCATTCATTTCTCAAATTTACATCACTGCGTTGTAAAAACCACATCCATGAAGATACCATTCCATTTGAATTCTGTAATTTCACTTTACTCGATCCAGTAACATTTTGCTGATTATATTGGAAAACATCTTTTATTAGATAAATTTGGTCTTCGGCTGCAAATAGATCACGTTCTTCCTTCGATAAAAATCCATAGGTGGATAATAAATGAACATCCGCAACCCATGAATCCAATTGGGTTTCATAATTGGTAGATGTCAGATCTACACTTGGCGGTGTTTGTAAAAATCGGTACATTTGAAATCGATCTTGATTAAAATCGGGTCTCACATAAGGGAAATTATTCGACACATCAAATACATCACGTACTTGAAATAAATCTTGGATAGATCTTAATGTAACATTTATCGTGAGTTCATTATATTGTAATGAAACTAAAGGAAATGCACATCTCGAATCTAATGTAAACATGGTATTTATGGGTATGTAAATTGTTCTACCACGAATGGATGGGTCGGCACCCATTGGATTCGATGTATAATATGCTGATGGATACCCATGCGAAGAATTCGTTTCTGAAACATTTGCATACGTGTCAGAATTTACAGGATCATTCAATTCAGCTACATTC